AAAGTAAACTGGTGGCAGTATTGCTTGTGTTGCTAGTAACTGGCTGTGAAGATCGGTACAGGTACTTTTGCCAAGATCCACAGAACTTTGAAACAGAGCAGTGCAAGGTAAACTGCAAGGGCGATGTCACTTGCCCTGAAGACATCTATGGAGAGCATTTAGATGGCTAAATATACAGAAAACGAACTTAAAGCAAGGATGCGCTTCATTATCGGTCTAACGCTGTCGTTTACGCTGACCGTAATTGTATGCGTGGTGCTGTATTCCCTAGTCTTTGTAACCCAACCGATTGGCGCACAAGCACCTAATGATAGCGAGTTTTTTCAACTTATCGTGCCGATTGCTACATTCCTGACTGGCATCCTGTCTGGGATTATGCTCGATACCAATAACCAAAATGAGGGTAGTAAGGAATGAGTCTTGCAAGTTTACAGGCTAAGGTCGGCGTTAAGGCAGATGGCGAATTCGGGAAGAATACGCTGAAAGCCTGCATGAAGCATTACGGTCTGACTCCAGAGTCGGCATCACACTTCTTTGCCCAGTGTGCACATGAAAGTGGCAACTTCATCATTTTCCGTGAGAATCTGAACTACTCTGCTGATGGTCTGCTTCGGATCTTCCCGAAGTATTTTGATGCGATAAAAGCTAGGCAGTACGCTCGCCAACCTGAGCGCATTGCTAATCGTGTCTATGCCAACCGTATGGGTAATGGTGACGAAGCCAGTGGTGACGGATGGCGTTACCGTGGTCGTGGTGCGATTCAGTTGACTGGAAAGAATAACTACCGTGACTTTGCTGACTGGGTCGGAAAGACTATCGATCCAGAAGATGTCGCTGAACAGTATGCATTTGACTCAGCACAGTTCTTTTTTGACCGTAATAAACTCTGGAAATACTGCGATGAGGTGACCGACACCAACATTGCCCTGCTGACCAGAGCGATTAACGGTGGCACACACGGCATCGAAGACCGCAAGGCAAAGACGCACAAATACTACGGATGGCTGAAAGAATGATCATGATCTGGCTGATGAAGGCATGGCAAGGACTGCTGAAGCTACTGGAACTTGCTCTCAAGCACTGGCGCATCACCGTGGCAGTCATTATCTGTGTTGCTGTATACGCACACGCTGTATTTGCCCATAAGCGCGTCACTGCGCTAGAAAACCAGATAATCGGATACCAAGCCACTATCGACCAGTATGAGCGCACAGAAGCCGTTCTACGCAAAGCTGTAGACGAACAGACGGTGGTCGCCAAACAGAAGGTGACCGAGACCGAAAAACAGAAGGTGATAATCGATGAGCGTATCAAATACATCTACAAGACTGATCCCGTATCGGCTGAGTGGTCTGTTGTGCTTGTGCCTGATGCCGTTGCTGACCAGTTGCGCAACTACTAAGCCAGTCACGGTCAAGTTCCCAGAACTACCGCCAGAGATCATTGGTGTGCGCGAATACTGCACACTACCTGATGGTGTGGTTACTAATGCGGATCTTGCCGATGCATATGCGGATTGCGCTACCAAGCTGAAAAAAGCTAACATTCGACTGGATGCAATACAGTCAATCTTGAGAGAGCAAAGCAATGCCGAAAATTACTGAAAATATGCGCGGAGTAGGTAGTTTTCTTGGAAATACTGCTAACCAAGCGGTAAACCAAACCGTAACTGGTCTTAAAGGCGAAAACCAACAATGGGATATCGGTGACATCAAGCAACCGCTGAAGAACATTGCGACTCTTGGACTACCGCTTGGAATCATAAAGACTCTGTTCGGTGGATACAAAGCAGGCGGTCAACCTAACCCATTTCAAAAGACTGGCGAAACATCTGTATTTGATTTTGCCAACACATTCAGCGTTCCAACCGACTCAGGCTTGCAGATGCCAATGATGGATCAGCAGGTAAATAATATGTTCCAGACTCAGCGTCAAACGCCTGACTTCTATCGACCGCCGATTCAAAAGACTGGCGAGACATCTGTGCAGGACTTCACCAATACTTTCAGCGCACCATCTGGATCAGGCTTGCAGATGCCACAAGAGCAACAGGCTCAACAGCAGGCACAGCCACAAGTTATGGATACGCAGACTGTTACCGCGCCACCACAACAGCGTGTCACGCCACAAAAGATGCCGATGCCGTCTGATCTGGACTACATCTTCGGTGCTGACCAGAGCGCATACCAAAGCCGTAGCGCACCAAGCTATGTGAATCCGATGACTGCCAATAAAGGCTACTTCGACATGAACAAGGCAGGCACTGTCGGTGGCAACTATGTTCAGGGCGCAGGATGGCTGACTCAGGCTGACAAGGCGTTTGGCAAGAAAGCAGAAGATCTGCAATTTGAAGCTATGATGCGTCAGCGCATGGCTAATATGTTTAGCTGAGGACACACATGGCAAAGATCACAGGCTCAGGTCAAAGAGTTCTGGCTGAACTAAGCCAAGATCCTGTTGCGCGAAAGAATAAGTACGATACGCTGAAACGCCAGTTCGATGCGCTTGAGCGCAGAGCAGACTATCTCGCTACTCGCCTTGAAGCTAACCAGACGCGCAGTAATCAAGGCGCATACAATGCGATCCTACAGCAGTTACAAAACGCTGAGACACGCATTAACAACTTAGCTACTGAGATGAACTCGATCGCTGAAGCGTCACGCTACAGGGCGCAAGAAGACCGCAAACAGCAGAAGATTCCAGACAGCAAGCCCAAGACCGTCATGGACAGTGTGCGCGAGTCGTTGCCGTACCAGATTGCTAGTAGTATTCCACAGATGGCTGTTGATGCCTATAAAGGCATTGATAAGACTATTCAGTACGGCGTTAATCAGGCGATGACTGGCAAGGCAGGAACTCAGGGTAGCGTAATGAATCCTGAAGACTTCTACATGGGCGATGTCGCTAATACTTACATCAAAGAACTTGGCAAGAACACTGGCACATACCTTGATGCGCTGAACAGTCTGGCTTATTGGGGCGCAACTGGTCGCATAGGTAGCAAGCCTGATAGTCAGGATGAGCGATTCCGAAATATGATTGGCGATGCAGTGCCTAGAATATTTGGCACAAAAGACATCAAAGACCAGACCGTGGCTAAGGGCGCAGAGATTGTTGCAGATCCACTGGCACTTGTTCCAGTCGCAGGGCGCGTAAAAGCAGGCGTTGATGCCGTGACCGATCCGAAGCTGTGGCAGGGCATTGCAGACGATCTATCGCGTGGCACTCGCAGTAATGCCATCGATGTCTGGCATGGCAGTCCACACACCTTTGATGAATTCAAAGCAAATGCAAATCTTGGCAAGGGCGAAGGCGCACAGGCTTTTGGTGTTGGTGGATACACAGCAGGAAGCAAAGGTGTCGCAGAGTATTATCAGCAGGCTTTGCGCAAAGATGTAAGCGATATGGATTGGCGAGACGCGCAAGGTAACAAAATAACACCAAAAGACAATAACATGGCTTGGGAAATGATTGATTTGGCAGATGGTGATTTAAGTAAAGCAAAAGAAAATTTAGTTAGGATGTATAGTGGAAATCCAGAAAATACAAAATACATTAACAATCTTACAGAACTAGATGGTTTAATAAGTTCTGGCGTTAGAGCATACTCACCAAGAAAAAACAATCTTTACAAGATTCGACTTGCGTGGGATGACGCACAGAAAGAAGCATCGATGCCACTATCCGATGAACACTTTCTGGACTTAGATTCCTATATGGAAGAACAGCCACAATACATTTTAGATCGCCTGAAAGAAGGTGGTTATGAATTAAAGCCAGACAGAGACGAAATCGTGGCTATGGCAGAACAGAAACTGTATGAAGACGCAGATGATTGGGCAGAGCGTACAGGTGGTGATTCGCAAGACTTCATCAATTCAAGATGGGGCGAGTATGTCGATGACATGGAAAGCGATGTAGATGGCGTACAGCGTGACATGACAGGAAAGGAATTTTACGATCGCGTTGTGCGAGAGTCTGGCTACAGCCCACAGTTATTTGAAGGAAAGACAGACTACGCAAGGCAGGCATCTGACTATTTGTACGGTCTTGGAATCGCAGGCAATCGATATGCAGACGGGTCATTACGGAAAGGCAAAAGTGGCGACTATAACTATGTCAACTTTAGCGATGCCCTTGCAGAAATAATCGAGCGCAACGGTGTGCCAGTAAAGAAAAAGGTAGATAAATAATGGCAAAGATCCCTAAATCACTTGGTGACGCAGTCGAAGATGCCATCAAGGGCGCAAAGGTAGCGCGTGCCGTTGCTAAGGATGCCAAGCCGTTGCGCGGTGTGTTGTCTCCTGTGACTGCCAAGCCTAGTCGCGTTAAGGGTATCAAAACTGGATACAGTGGTCTTGTTAAACCATACAAGCCAGAAGATGTTGTCGTTACCAGATCAGTCGTTAACCCAAATGTCTTAAACAAGCCAGTTGTCGATCCGTCTGCCTTGCAAGGTGGGTATATGCTTGGATGGACTGGCGACAGGGCAAATGCAGGAACAGTTATCGAAGCAATTGACGGAAGGCGATTGTCTGTTCCTGTTCGTGAGCAGGGAGGTGGCGACTGGATGATGGATAGCCCAGAAAGCATCATGGCATCTGAAGTCGGAACATCTACTGGACTGTTAAACAGGTTAAATGAATTGGCTGAAAGCGGATCTCCAGTTTATAGCAATCACCTGTTAATGGGCGAGCAAGCCGTAGACTTTAATACCATGATTTCTGACTTGTTCTCAGGAATGCGCAATCGCGTTAATGCGAAAACGGCAAAGGATATTGATAAAGACATACGCAATACCGCAATTACCAATAAAGACACTGGCAAAGTTACATACCCCTATAGCAACTTTGTCGGAATTAACAGCGATGAATTGCCGAACTGGTTAGCAGGCTTAACGGGTAGCAACAGATCCAAGTTTATGAAAATGATGGACAAGAAGGGAATACAGTCTGTAGAGGGCATTCCTGATATTGGAAAGTTGCGCATTGCCAATACAGTGCCAGAATTATTAAATGCACCCACCATGTCGTCTGGCTTTGCGATTGGTAGGTATAATCCTGAAGTTGGCAGGATTATTAATCCAAGCGTAGCGCACAAAACATACAACTCTCAAATAGCAGGAACTCCAGTCGGTACATTTGGCGTACAGCTACCGTACCAGACAGTGTTCCCTGACTTTGCCAAATATGTAGAGATGAAGCAGGCAGAGAATGCAGGCAATCGCGCTGACTACTTGGCAATGAGAAAACCGCCAGTTCAGTACCTTGACCAAGAATGGGTCGACAGTGTTAGCCAAGCATTAGAAAATTTCCGCAAACTTAAGGAACAACAATGAAAGATATGAAGATGATCGAAGACATGGTCGCCAAGATGCTCATGATGGGCAAGGGCGGTATGGGCAAGAACAAGATGGAAGATGGCGAGTATGAGGAAGAAGACTACTCCGAAGAAGAAGGCTACGAGCAGGACAGGGTCACCATCAAGTTCTGTGGCAAGGATGCGTTAAAAAAAGCACACGACTTGCTGATGGGCAGTTATAAGAAGTAATATGCGGTAATCGGCATATATTGACGACTGTCAGTGTGTGCCATAAGTTGTATATGCCTACCAGTGGGTTTCACTGGGCGAAAATCTTAGGATATCCCTATGCAAATTGATGATAACTCGTTTGAAGAAACGCTAGACTCCGAAGCTACTGAAGAAGTAGCAGAACAGGCAGAATCGGAAATTGCCGAAGAAGAAGGACTCGCTGAAGACCAAGACGATGATGCGGATGATTCGGAAACCGTAAAGCGTTCAAAGGTACAAAAGCGCATTGATGAAATCACGAAGGCTCGGCGTGAAGCAGAAAGAGAGCGCGACTTCTGGCGTTTGCAGGCGCAACAAAAGGCACAGCAACAATCAGTGCCACAGATGCACAAGCCTACGCTAGAGCAGTTCGATTATGATCAAGAAGCGTATCTGGAAGCACTGGCAGACTACAAGGTACAAACCACTCTGGCGCAGTCAATGGCACAGCAGGCTGAGTACCAACAACAGCAGTCTACGGCGCAGACAGTTAATGAGTTTAAGATGCGCGAGTATGAGGTTATGTCGGAGTTTCCCGACTATCAGCAGAAAGTGTACGCAAACGATGTGCCTATCACCGATACGATGGCTTCTGCCATACGCTCAGATGAAAACGGTGCTAAGGTCGCATACTTCTTGGCTACATATAAGGACATCGCGTATCGCGTGGCAAATATGTCACCGCGAGAACAATTTCTGGCGATTGGCGAGATCAGCGAAAAGATTTCTCAGGCTCAGTCTTCCGAAGGATTGAAGCCGTCTAAGGTATCAAATGCCCCGTCACCAGTTCCAAGTGTGTCGAGTCGTGGCTCTGTTATGAACAAAAGCCCTGACAAGATGTCTACTGATGAATTCATGGCGTGGCGACAAAAACAACTCTCTAAACGCTAACAATCAATTTGTAAGGAATATAAGCAATGCCCAACAATACTATTCTCACCAGTTCCGTCATCACCAAAGAAGCTCTGCGCATCCTGCACCAGAAGCTGAACTTCGTTGGCTCGATGAATCGTGCCTATGACTCGTCTTTTGCCCAGTCGGGCGCAAAGATCGGTGATAGCCTGCGTATCCGTCTGCCGAACAAATACACCGTTCGTGACGGTGCTACCCTTGTTGCTCAAGACACCGTTGAAACTTCGACCACTCTGCAAGTTGCTACGCAGAAGGGCGTGGATCTTAACTTCACTTCTAACGAACTGACTCTGTCGCTTGACGATTTCAGCAAGCGCATCCTTGAACCTGCTATGGCTCAACTGTCTGCTTCGATCGAAGCTGATGCCTTCAACATGATTAAAGATGTGCCGTATGCTGTCGGCGCAAACGGTTCTGCCGTTACCTTTAAGAATGTTCTGGAAGCCCGTAAGAAGCTGTCCGACAATCTTGCCCCATCTAACGACCGCACCCTGATCCTGAACACTCAGGACAATGTGGATCTCGTTGACTCCCTGAAAGGTCTGTTCCAAGACAGTGCCACCATTGCCCAACAGTATAAAGAAGGCATGGTCGGTAAAACTGCAGGCTACAGCTCGATCTACGAAAACACCCTGCTCCCGAACTTCTCGTTTGGCGCAGGCACTGGCTATCTGGTCAATGGTGCTTCGCAGTCGGGTTCTTCGCTAATCGTTGACACTGGTACTGGCGCACTGCCGAAAGGCACTGTGTTCACCATCGCCAATGTGTTCGCCGTTCATCCTGAGTCGCGTCTGTCCACTGGCGTTCTGCAACAGTTCGTTGTCACTTCCAACTACACTGGCGGTAACGGCACTGTGTCGATCTATCCTGCCATCACTGCAACTGGTGCTTACCAGACTGTTAATGCTGTGCCTGCTAACGATGCCCCGATCACTGTCTATGCCAGTGCCAGTGCCGATGTCACCCAGTCGCTCGCCTTCCAGAAAGATGCCTTTACCTTCGCGACCGCCGATTTGATCATGCCCAAAGGGGTCGACTTCTCGGCTCGTGAAGTCTATGACGGTATCTCGATGCGTGTTGTTCGCCAGTACGACATCAACAACGATGCCTTCCCGTGTCGTCTCGATGTGTTGTATGGCTATAAAACCATCCGACCGGAACTGGCTTGCCGTATCTTGGCTAACTAAGGCTTGTTTTAGCTTAGTGTGTAACCCTAAGATGGGCGGTAGAAATACCGCCTATCTTTTTTGAGAGACTATATGAACACTGTTGGCGATCTTATCAAAGCATCTTTCTACCGTACTGGCATTCGTGACAGTAACCAAGAGATTGAAGGCGATGACATTACTCGCGGTATCGACATCCTTAATATGCTGATGCACCGTCTGGAAGCAGATGGCTTGCAGATCAGTTGGGTCGATGTCACAACTGCTAACGATACGCTGTATGTCTTGGACAAACACAAACGCGCATTAGTTTATATTCTTGGACTGGATCTTCTGGATGAGTATCAGATGACTCCGACTCAGGGATATGAGCAGACTGCGCGTGAATGCTATGACACGATGTTGCGTGATGCCTACGCTAATGCGCCTGTGCTTAACAATGTCGATCAGCTACCGCAGACTTTCCTACCTTTCACCATAGTTAACGGCTAACCAATGCTTAAGCCTATTAATGTTCTGGGCGGTTTCTACACTGACGATACGCTTCCGTTTGCGAATCAGGACACAGTTAACTATATTCCTGAGATCGCACAAGTGTCCGATGGCGCACGAAATGTAGCGATCCTGAAGACCGTTCCTGCTAACAGGGCAATTACCCTGACTAGTTGGGATACTGGCGTGACTCAGGCGCATCTGGTGGTCGATAACACGCTTTACATTGTTGTTGATGGCGCACTGTTCAGGGTACATTTTGGAATTAACAGCGCGACCATGTTCCCAGTGACTGGCACGAAGCTGTCGGTCTTTGGCAATGGTCGTTGCTACATGAACTATATGCAAAACGGCACTGGCTATGACATCAGCATCTACAGTGGTCAAAATGGCTATGTCTATAATACAACAAACGACACGCTGACTCAGATCCCAGACTTTCAAGGATCGATCGCCTGTGGCTTTCTTGACCAGTATATGATTGGTCTACTTCCAGATGGATCGTATTGGTTTACATCTGATGTTGCCGATCCACTGGCGTTTAGTTTTTTTGATAAATATTCTTCTGAAGCGTCACCAGATATTCTGGTCGGTCTGGCTGTCACCACACGCGAGATCTGGGTATTTAACCAGTCAACCATCGAGATCTTCTATAACGCAGGACAGCAGTTCGAGCGCAACAACGGCGCAGTCATTCAGCGTGGCTGTATGGCTAATAATAGCATTCAGGTGGTCAATGGCGTTCCGTTCTGGCTTGGCAATGACGGTCGCGTCTACATGGCTAACGGCTATCAAGCTGAAGCTATCAGCACGCCTGCGATCGAGTCTGAGCTTTCCAAGTCTGCCGATCTGACCAACTGCCATAGCTATCAGTGGGAGTCTCGCGGTCATGTGTTCTACTGCCTGACCATTAACTATGGCATGA